TATTATACAGGATATAATGTTAAAAGTCAACTAGTTTCTTACTTGTACTTGGCTTATGTTACCGGAAGTAGGTGTATATAAAACTCTAATCCAGTTTGCATTAATTGTATAATTACGAGATACAATGGTACTACTACTAGATAAGGCAATATTACTTTCTAAAGTAACCCAATCTGTACTTAAATTATTTGTACTTGGTACACTTTCTACTAAACTAGCCTGTACATCTAAAGTTCCTGTATAAGCATCTGGATATATTGCTAAACTATGTAATGCATTAGGAAAATTCCTATTTTGATTACCTGAGAAGGCACTGGTAGTAAAAACATTTGCTGGATCGCCGTCACTTGTGGATGATACTTGCAAAAATGTATTAGCACTTTGAGTAGGTGTCGGTGACTGGTCTATTTGTTCTGTAATCTGTATATCAAATACCATACCATTATTTTGATCTGAATACACAGGTTTATCTATCCCTGAAACATCCTGCTTTGCAACGTAAATTCTATACAATCCTGCTGTAACATTTCTCAAATCGCCTTCGTCTAAGACCAATTTTACTTGACCTACATTGCTAGTATGCTCTAAAAGTTTATAGAACAATCGTCTTTTAGTTGTAGGATTTATAAGATATGCACTTAAAGTATCACTGAAAACATTTTGCAGTTTTCTATCTCTATTTCTAATACTAAATATTAATTCGTTTGTTAAGCCTTTATGGGCTATTAGTTTTCTGTTATTCATAGGTCTGTTATCCACGTATAGGCCATCCGTACCAATCACTAGGTCGATATTATTATCATATAAGTATAATTTGTGGTCGCTTTGGCTCATAATAAACTCTTTATATTGTACTATTTATCATAATAAGTTATAAATACTTTTGTGGAGAAAAAAGAACTTATCAAACAAACAGAAGAACGGTATCCGTTCTTAACCGGCATTAAATATGGAGATAATGAATACATAGGTATCGTTATTAACCATGATAATAGCATCCTGACATTCTATGATTTAGAAAAAATTCCTAATCAAGAACTTAAAAAATTATTTTTGGAATTAGGAGATACTTGGTGGTGGGAATCTAATAGACAGTTACCAATAGACATCTTTTTGTTTCACGAAATGAAACCTTTTAAATCTATTTTAAGAACATTTGTGATGAAAGATATAGAAATATTATTTGGAACTACTACTTCTCTACAAAACCTTATAAAGAAACGTATTAAAAGACGAGGAATTCAATTAGTTAGAAAGATTGATTAGGCCTATTCTTCACACAATAAATTTAATTGTACAATAATAGCCAAAGCATAACCATAACTATGTGACTTCTTAAAAAAGTATGTACCATCGTTTGGCTTTATCCAAACATTATCCTCAATAACCTTCCAGCTCTTTCCTACCAAGTGACGTTTACCTGGCCTAATCATTGCAAGTATCATTGCTAACTGTTCAATACTTGTGGGAGAATGTTGTTGAATAATATCAAAGTGATTACTTATATGAAATAATTGTTCAACTATTTCTTTATGTTCAAACAATTCCCACATAGGCTCTGTATTCACTAATTGGTCTAAGTGTGTTTCATCTATTATATTTTCATATACATGATTATTAAGTACATCTAATTTAAACCAACCTTCTTGTTCTGCTTGTTTGTGATCTATTGTGCTGTAGCCTTCTAATGGAAACTTAGGAATGTTCTGAAAGTAGACACCAGTATTGTGTTTGGTAAATTTACCATCCTTTTCAATACTTGCAGGCGTACAATTGACTAACTTTAAAAAGTCGTCTCTGTTAGCCATATCAATGTCTACATCAAAATCAATCTTCACTGAACAATAAACTCCATTTAATTAGTTTTTCTTTTTTAATTTGCATACGTTCTTGTATTTGCTCATCACTTACTAATCCATTATTTTTTAAAATATCTATCATACACATTACATCGCCTATTTCATCTTGCAAGTTTGAAAGATCGTTTGGGCATTGATCTTTTTCAAAACGTATAATTTTACTACATGCTTGGCTAAGTTCTGCACACTCTTCCATTGTTATAACTAGCATTTCTTGTTTTCTATTCACTTTTCTTCCTTAACAAATATTCCATCTACCATTTTGCCTTTGCGATCTTTTATATCCTCATAAGCAACACCTAAACATTCTTCTAATGTTGTGCCTTCTCTTTCAGCAATATTAATAAGAATAACTAGACAATCTCCAATGTCGTCTTTTACATCTTCTCCTTTACATACACTATCTGAAAGTTCTCCAACTTCTTGTATAAGTTTTAGTACTTGGTCTTTACTTGTTGCTCCATCAATTAGGTTCCTGTCATGGTGCCATTGTGATGTTTTTTCAATTAACTCTTTCATTATATCTCCTATATACCTGCAATCTCACATGCATTTTTAACTTCTGTTACTTCTTCTTTATTATTTGCAAACTGTTTCATCCAAAAGGTTGCATCAATAATATGTTCAATCATCTTTACTTGCTCATCACTAAATTTTACTAGTAATTCATCACCAGACTTACAAAGATAAATCATCCAGGGAGATATCTTTGCACTTCTAATATCGTGTACTGCTCTGGGGGCAGTAACATCTTTAAAATAATCTTGCCAAGGCTTGTTTTGTTCTTTGCCCCAAGTGTCTAAATATATTATTGTTCGTTCCAATGCTTTCATACCGGGTTCTTTCTTTACATATACTAGTAAAAACTCATCATATAAACTATCTTTACTCCAGTCTGCTAATTTTTTACCATTTTTAATTAACCATTCTGCAAACTGTTCTGGATTTAAATATTCATTTGTTACACAACTTCTACCAAACTTTACAAATCCTTCATAATATTGACTTCTAACAAAATCTTCATATGTTTTTGACTTTGTAGATGCTGTGTTAAGTTCATAAAACATTTGGAATACTCTATAGCCTAATCTAGTATGTGTAAGATCTTTATCAGCCATACGCCTTTTCTTTACACACATATGGGCACTTAGAGTTCGTTCACTCATAAATGTTTTTTCACACCATTTACAGGTATTATTTTCCGAAGATGTCTTTGATTGATTTGTCATCGTATCCGTGTGCTTCTGCTAATTGTTTTAATTCTTCCTTTGTATTAATTTCTATAAAATTATTAATATCCTCTGCTTTCATATGAGGGTAAATGCTATAAACAAAATCAAATACTTTATTATTTTTCTTTCTAGCATTAGGCGGTTTTAAGTAAGGATGAAACTGTACCTTGCCTACTCCACATGCTGTAAATAGTAACCATTGTAATTCAGGGTGCTGTGGGACTTTATATTCAACCTTATGATACCTATTAAGTAATTCATTTGTCATATAGATATAGTTTGCGGCATCTCTTCCTTGCACACTACTACAATATCTCATCATCATCCAGGCACTAAAAGCCTTTCTTTGTTCGTCTGTTAAGTTATTATAAAAGTTTCTATCCTTTTTGTCAATAGCAGACATAACATCTTTTAATGGCAATGCTGGCTTCTTAGGCATTATTATCTCCTAACATTGTAAAGTCATAAGGTGCTTTCCAATTTCCCTTGTATGTATACTTATTAGGATATGGTTCATGTTTAAAGTCTTTTTCGAGTGTGTATACTGTTCCTTTATATCTTTTATACAATTCTTTTATAAACAAATGATTTCTATTTAGTTGATTAAATGACTTATCTAATTTTTCATCTGTAAGTTTAGCATCATAAGGTTCTCTATCAGACAACCAAGGTGTTATATTACTATGAGAAAATTGTGAATTTGCAACTGCAAAACTTATAACCTGTTCAGTTGTATTCTGTCTTTGCATATAAACAATATCATCTGCCATTTCACATAACTCATAACAAATAGTTAAAATTTTCCTATCGTTTGCTTTTAATTGAGTAGGACATAGTTTTGCTATACAATCCTCTTTAATATTAAACTCGTTAAGATTATCTGAAACATCATTAGGATTAAAAAATATTTCTTTAAAAGTATAGCAGTTTCTTTCTTTCAGAAGTTTATCATGTAGAGAAAATCCTCCTGATCTATAATTTGCTATAACTATCTGCTTCATTCTCCATCAAACTCTATTAGTGTTTTAACATTAAATCCACTATCCTCTATTGTAGCACTTCCTTCTAAATCGGGCAAGTCTATTACGGCCAAAACTAAAATATTTTCTTTAGGGACATTCCAGCATTGTGATATTAAACTTGCTAATGCTTTTGCTGTTCCGCCTGTTGCAATTAAGTCATCTACTATAACAATTTTATCTTGTTTATTTAAATCTGAGTTTTGCTGTATATGTAATGTTGCTTCTCCATACTCTAACTTATAGTTTCGTTGATATGTTTTATTAGGTAACTTACCAGGCTTTCTGGCAAGTATTAAAGGCAATTCCATATCTCTTGCTATAGGAGAAGCGAATATAAACCCTCTGCTTTCTATTGCAACAATTTTAGTAGCACTAAATTGCATACATGCTTTAGTAAGATCAACACATGCTTTGTTGAACGCCTGTGGGCTTTCTAACATACTTGTAATGTCTCTAAACTGTATTCCTTCTATAGGAAAATTTGGT